AGTTTCTCAAAGATCCGTGTATTCGACAATGTTTTATGAATGGTAGGCACTGGAAGATTTTCTTCATGTTGACGATGCAATACTGTATGGATTTACCTCCAGCACTTCGAGCCAATGTTGATTATGTTTTCCTTCTCAGGGAGAATATCCTCCAGAATAGAGAAAAGTTATATAAATCATTCTTTGGAATTTTCCCGAGTTTCGATATGTTCAATAAGGTGATGGATGCGTGTACAGAAAACTATGAATGTCTCGTGTTGGATAATACGGTAAAGTCCAATAAGATTCAAGATTGTGTATTCTGGTACAAAGCAACGGTCAGGAAAAACTTCAGGGTGGGTGGTCCGGATCTTTGGAAACTGCATAACAAGATGTACAATCCTAAGCACATGGATCAAAAGATACAGGATCCAAATAAGGCGTCGAAAAAAACTGCCCTCACAATCACCAAGAGGAAATAATTGCGTCCAAGAGTGTCACCAAAAACATGTGACTATACTAAATGGCCACCGGTCAAGTACATACCATGAACCTATCCGATGACGGGGAGGGAATGGTACCCCTTCATGACAACCCTTCCACGTCTTTTATGCAAAATGGAGGTGAAAAAAATATAAGTCAAAGTAAAGAGACGACGATGGATTCTACCCCCATTAACGATATTATGATGGACCCCCCAATGATGAACGACGAACCCAGGATGCAGGGTATGATGCCCCAAATGACGGCTCCTCAGCCTCAAGCGGCCTATCCCTCCCCTCAGGCGCCTCCCCAGCCCGAAAAGAAGAACCCACTCAACTTGACTGATGAGCAACTGACTGCCCTCGTTGTCGCGGTTTGCGCTGCCGCCGCTGTGAGTAAGCCCATCCAGGACCGTCTTGCGACTTCTATCCCCAAGTTCCTTAACGAACAAGGGGGTAGGAGTGTTGTTGGTCTTGCGGCCACTGGTGCCGTGGCTGCTATCATCTTCTATATTACCAAGGATTACATCGTCAAGCCCTGATTTTCCCAACCCATATTACTGTAGATGGAAGTATCTATGCCCATAAAATAGGTCGCGAGGGCACCAGCTGTAAATGTCCCCACTAGCAAGGCACTCATTTTAAGTTTCTTGCTATTGTCAACAGTTGAATCCTCGATCGCCTCTTTGGTATCACTAAACACCTTGTTTAGGATAAATGTGAGTACAAAAGCAATCAATGTGGACGCCATGAAAAATACACGATCCACTGCGAGTCGTGGAATGCTACTCACCATGAGACGAAGCATATTAGGAATGACGATGGTCATCCAAGTAATATTCAAGAGGTAATTCGATGTCAGGGTTGGAATCGCAGTCATGACATATATACCCACCCAGTACGCAATAGCCGTGAGTAGAACACTCACAGGTGTTTTCATTTAATGTATAATGAGATTATTTGTCCTGAACATGCTCACCACAGAACTCCGTCTTAATGGGAATTTTTTCATAGATACCAAGTCCCACACATATGTCTCGAAGTTCTATGTAATTTTCCCAAAACGCATCAGAGTGGCTATATTCATCCACTGTGCAGTGTGCCAACTCATGAATTAGGACATGGAAAATTTCATTCACTTTACCATCTAAACACACGACAATCTCACCACCTTTGTTTGTGTTGTACCCCACCGTACCGTTCATACGTAAGATACCAGTGATTGGGATACATCTTTTCAACATGGGAAACGTGTCACCCAAGTTTTCCCTGAGGATACGATACTTTTCCTTGACTTCTATGAGTCGCTGGGGTTCTCGAGTCTTGTGAAGTACTAAGAGGTTTATCACGAAAAGTATGAGGAATGCTATCATCTGTTATAGACAAATATAAATTTACTATAGAGTTCTGAAATTGGATTTCCTGTCAGACCCTCCCATAGTTGTAAGCTAAATCCTAAATCTTCTAGTTGTGTCACGAGGTGATCTTTATATGCGATTGGTTCAGCCTTCGGCCCCTCTGCGTAGTAGGGTGTATCGGTGAGATGTACAAACAACTTCTCCCCGAACCCACCGTTTCCATACTCCTTCATTTTGAAAAAGTTGCCCATATCATCAATCAAAGGTGTCTTGAATATAATCTTTTCCGAGTCTGGTATGATACCAATAAGATACCCACCGGGTTTCATGCGCTTCTTGATCTCTCGAGTGGAACTCATAAAGAGGGACTTTGAAGCAAATATATAATGAAGTGAAAAGTTGAAACACATTATATCAAACTTTCTATTCGGACAATTGTGAATATCACCCTCGTAAAAATTAACACGCATGTTCATATTCTTCGCCCGTGACTTAGCCTCCACAAGCGCTGTGGGTTCTGGGTCACACATGTTTATATTGACCCCACACTTGTACCATTTTTGAAGATCCCCACCAAACCCACAACCTACATCCAGAATGTGCTGTCCCTTTTGGGATACAGACTGGATAAGATTTCTCTTGGCCTCGTTATGATTCTTACGAATCTCTTCCATAGTCCTTATGTTCCTCATGTTTTTAACTCACTTAGGCACTTAAAGTTTTGACGCTTCAAACATATATAATGTCTCTTGAAACCGACTATACCACCGTTCCCGGACAAGTCTTCGCGTGTATCTCTATCATTGGACCCGAATGTCCACAAAAGAATGATAAATTTGGTGTCAAGCTCCGCGGTGCTTTCGGTACCCGCGATGAGGCTGCCAGACACGCTAAGCGTCTCCAAAAGGAAGATCCCACTTTCGACATCTATGTTGTGGAGCAATACAAATGGTTGTTGATCCCCCCCGATGCCGATAAGATCGAGGACGTGCATTACACCAACGAGAAACTCGAGGAGATCATGTCTGGCTATAAGGAGAACCAGTCTCAAGCCGCTCGTATGTTCCAAGAACGTAAATCGGCATTGACCAACCAGTACGTTCCAGGTGATGAGAACTCTAAGTTTTACACGAAAGCCGATGAGCCACCCATTTCCCACCCCGCGGAGGTTCTCGAGCGTCTCAAGAAGGAAAAGCCTGACACTCCCATGGAAGAGCTTGTCAAGGAGGCGGATACAATCGTCGCCACTGAAATTGCGGAGCGCCAGAAGAAACGTGAAGCGGACGATAAGCTCGCAGATGTGAAGGAGGAGGAAGAATAATATTAATATTACTATACAATAAACAAAATGATCAAGATTATTATCACAGTAATTTTGGTCAGTGCTTTCTTTATTTTGTTTTTTAACCCGTCAGTGGCATTACAAAACAAAACAGAACCTAGAGAGGAGGCCAGTACTACAGCTGGATTTATAGAAGATACAGACGATGCGTTTATTATGCCCATGTATCCATCTCCACTTATTAAAATGGATTCTAATGGGAATATTAAACCTATATATGGGGATATTGGGACATTTGTAGCCTACTCAAGTGTACCTGAGAATCACTGGCTGCATGGTTTTCCCCATAAAAAAGCCTAAAAGAAAGACCGCGAAAGCGATGATCCATGTGGATTTATCGACCTTTTCGAATAAATCGAATTTATCACTCTGTGGTGGATGTGGATACATTGGAGGCTGTACAGGATAGTCCATATAATATGGCTGTTCCTCCTGTACAGACTCTTCCTGTTTATCATTATTTAAAGGATCCATAGTGGGGTTATACTCGATGGGGTTGCCTATATCAGTTTCCATTTTCTAATTAGAGCGCTCTTTTTTTTAAGCATCTTCTGACTCACTTTCACTCGCATCATCCACGATAAAATCCTTGAGATTTCCGTTTTCGTCAGCATCTTCTTCCTCCTCCTCTGATGAATAATCCTCTTCATCCTCAGTGTCCAATTCCGAATCGAAGTCTGTGTCATGGTCTTCAGCACTGTAATCATCGACAATATCGTTTTCTGTGGGTACGAAGAGCTCAGGTTTCTTTATCTTGCGCCCCGAACGAGTAATCATTTAACTTCTATAAGTCACTATTGTTTAAGTATCTTTATAATATCCGGCGTTAAACAATGTGTTCTCGATGTGTTCTTTTTACAACGAGGACATTTTTGCTTTATTTCTTTACCCTTGATCAAATAAGACATCACAACATCTTCGTGCATCCCCTTGATCGTCTCACAGTAATTGGAGTTTGTGAGGGCTACGATTTGGGTTTTATCTTTGTTGATAGTCACCACCTGTAGATCCTCTGGTCCATGCATATGTTTCCGTATGAACACTTCAAGTGGGGTTTTTACGTCACCACACTTCACTTGGGGTTTTTCGACTCGCTTCTTAATCTGTGGACACTTCTTGATATCTTCCTTCTTTGGGTACAACCCCTCGACGATACTCGGTGTGAGTTGGTGTCTTCGCCCACAAAAGTCTTTACAGAAACCGTCACGCCTCCCCCGGAGTGTTTCACAAAGACAAAAACATTTTTGGAGGATCGTTTGACCACTGATAATGAACCATACATGATTCGACCCGTGTTCCCGTTTGAGATTTTCACAATATTTTGAGGTTGTTGAGACGAGGTACGTATCTTTCTTTTTGAAAAACTTGGGAATATAGGCGTGTGCTTGTCCCTCGATGTGTGCGCGAATGAAATCTTCAATTTTACCCTTCAACGTATCATCGTGAACCTCATCTTTCATCTGTATAGCTGTGAAAGTCCCCTCTTTGACAGTTGTAGACGGTGGTTCGACGTGTATGAGTTGGGGTGCATCTGTGCGGACCGCAGCCATCTTTAGAATATCGAGTGTCGGGTCCTGTCCAATCTTCAAAATCGTACTCAGAGGTCCATGGTGGTACATAAAAATGGGGAGATAGGCGAGTTGATCGACCTTCCCCTTCTCACACTCGGAGCACCCCTGACCATTACATGCCGTATGCTTCGCCTTTTTATAAGACCATGGCATGCGGAACCCACTCCCCTTTGTCTTTCTGGAAACGTTTCCGTATACAGCCACGTCTATGATATCATTCCAATCAGTCCCTCTTCCCTTAGCCTTTGAGAGTGCCACGAGGATATGCTCTCTTAGGGCGACCGCGGAGGACTGGTCCACGACAAACTCTGGCCAGTTGAGGTGTACACCAGTCTTGATGAGGTCCCCGCCACACTTCTTAGGTGGAGACACGGATATGAGACACTCTTTACCACCGTGGCGTTTCACTTTGTCACAAATAACCTTACAGACATCTTTGATTTCATCGAGGTCTAAGGCTTCTTTGTCCTTGTAATCTATATCGACGAAAAAGTTATACTTTTCACTTTTCTGTTCGACAACATACAGTCTCTCACCACCTTTGACAGCTTCTATGTACCGCTCATAAAAGGTATTCAATTTATCAAATGGCACGGAAAGGACACCACCGTCCATGAGCACATGTGATAGATTGGTTGCAGTATTGAATTTTTGAGCTGCACACCAGCTCTTAAACATAACTTACATAGGTTACCCACCTATTCTCTAAACCACCTCATACAGGAAACATCCTGATATTCTTTACCTTGGGAAAGTTCCTTCTTTATTGTTAAAAGTTCATACACTGTTTTAGACTCATTTTCTTGTATCCACTGGGTAATTTCCTCTTCACAGAGACCCCTATTCTTATCAAGAAGTTGCCCGATCTGCATCATGATATACGCCTTGGACTTCATTATTTTATAGAGAAGGTTTTTCTATTCAAAGAACTTATACACGCGTAAAATTCTGGATTCTTTATGACATTATCGATGATAAGATTCCAACGCTTTCTCGAGTTGAACTCATCGAGTGTATCATAACTCATATAATCATTCTCATCGTACGTTTTCCTGATGGGTTGTTTCATGATTTTTTTCAAATTTGTTTTGTGTTTCTCCTCGTAAAACTTTTTAAGTTGTGACTGTTGCTCTGACCTCGAATAATTCACGAAGAATATAAAGACATTATACTCGAGATCCACCGTTGGACTCTCCTTCACGGTAAACTTAAACTCTGTATATTGACCACTCTTGAGGGAAACCACACCCCGGGTCTCTTCCTCGAGTTCCCTGAGGGCACATCGAAGAGGGTTAAAAATCTCCCTCCGCCTGCATCCACCAGTGACGAAAATCCAATCCTTGAATCTCCAGTCCCTCACCGTAAGAAACCTTGGTTTCCCGTCGACGAAGCTAACCGGTACTGCAATCGCTTTGTACTTCTTCATTGCGCATTCGCAAGTTATAGTAAGACGATATGTTTATTCTTTCTCTTTGACCACAGTTGGTTCCTCCTCTTCCTTTTTGGGTTCTGGAACGGGTTCTGGGGCAGTGAGGTGCTTGACCACCTGTGTCGAAAAAGTCTTGAACGAGTTCATTTCTTGTTTGGTCTTATTGAGTTCCTTGAAGAGGAAGATAATGCCTACGGCACATACGACAGTAGCAAACATCAGGAGCGTTTCGCGAGTAACGGGAATCATATACTTGTGTAATGTGTTTTCTTTTTAAGCAATTGCACGCCCTGGTGTTGGGCATTCATAGGGCGACTGTGCGAACTGGACGGCTTGGTAATGCGTATTTTCACATGATTTGTCCGTTGGTGGGGTAGGTTGTCCAACAAACTTCTCGAGTGTCCTAGATTTAGGATCGTACGTCAATACAAAAACGATGGCGAGGAGGAAAATGATTTTCCAAAACATTGTTTACTAATTAGTTAGAATATAAAAGACCACCCATCCCATTTTCGATACGAAGGACGTTATAGTTCACGGCGTAGATGTCATGATCACAGTTCAAGGTATCGTTGATGATACGAGCCGAGTCAAGACGCGAGAAGTTGAGCGACCCAGTGGGTTGGAGCTTACCAGTCTCGAGGCAGAAAGGGTACGTGAAAAGTTTGGTACCGGGGGTGGAGCTGCCGTGCGAAGTGTGGTAATAGAGGGGAACCGCTGTGAAGTTGGGGTTCGCAAACTTGTAGTCAGCCACGTCGGTACCGTTGATCTGGAGCTTCAGCTTGTTGGTGTCACCGAGCATGGTCACAGCCGAAGCGTCAGCAGCCGCCAAGTACTTGATGGGGTGGTTGAAGTTAAGTTCCTGGATCTTGGAACCGGAGGCAACCGCCTTTTGCACCTGGGTGATGAGCATGTTCTGGGGTGAGCCCGCGAACATCTCACGTTCCTGGGTATCGAGGTACGCGTAGTTGGCATAGACTTCCCACTTGTAGGTATCCGCGGCGGTACCCCAAGTGATGCGGAGCTCCACATCGTGGTACTGGAGGGAGATGAGAGGGAGGGCGGTCTGCCAGTTCTCACAGAAAGCGAACCGGAGAGGGTAGAACCGCTCAGAGGCGGATCCGGTGTAGAGACCACTGGAGACCGACTTGGCGGAGGCGGTCGCAGAGAGGGTGGGGGCGATGAGAGTCGAGTAGGTCGAGTCTTGTTCATCGATCACCTGGCCACCGATGAGGAGTTCCACCTTGGAAATGGCAGTGGTCCAATCGGGGACGGTGTTAGACTGGGTACCATCGGACTTGATGGGCATGAGGTACACATAGTTGAGCATATCACCCTTGCGCTCGAAGCGGATGGTGGACATACCGTTGTTCGAGACGTTGCCCTGAATGACCTGACGCTCGACAGTTTGGGAAAAATTTGTGTGACGCTTGTACGTAGACCGGAAAAAGCTGACTTCGGGCTGACCGACAAGGTGCACATCCTGGGCACCGA